TGTTGGAGCTGTAACTGTTACTGAAGTAGATCCGTTTGTTGTAACCGTTATAGCCATGTTATCTAGAGATATCTTCGTTTACAGTAAATGAACCCCTTAATATAGTGGTTACTACGCCACCAACTTTTTGCTGAATATCGTAAGTAAAAGAACCAACAGGAAGTTCCTTCATAACATCTGACGAGGCTGTAACAGTAACCACACCAGAGGTGGTGCCATCGCTGAATACAAATCCATTACTCAATTTTGCTCGTTGCTCTTCGGTTAAAGATTTAGAATTTGAAGTAGAAGAAGAAAGAGTACTAGAGGCAACTACCTCTCTTTCAGATACTCCTGTTCTAGATCTAATTGGATTGGTCTTTACGTCCATTAAAAACTCATGACTGGTTAGGTCTATAGCGGTTCCGCTAGAATCATTTAGTGTAAGGCTAAGGGAAAAGGTATCCCCTCTCCTGCAAGTGATATCAAGCTTTTCAGCTACGTCTAAGTTTACTTTACTTGCCATGTTATCCTAATAGTGAGTTTACAATATTGTCTACGTTGTCTCCAGACTCTGGAAGCTCCCCTCTGGTGCCTTGACGCTGAGAGAGCAACTTACTTTGCTCAGAGGACTGCTTCTTTACCCTGTCGTCCTTTCTGTCTTCTTTTAAAACCTCAAGCTTTTCTTTAAACTCTTGATCCTCAGTCTTAAATCCAAGCGTAGCTTGGGCTTTGATGATCTCAATCTCTTTCCTGAACTGATGCTTAACCTCTTCGAGCTGCCCTTCAAGCTGCGTTTTAAGCTGCATTTGCTGAGCCTCTAGCTGAGCCTGCATCTGCATCTCCTGCATCTTAGCCTGGGAGGCAGCTTGAGAAGCCTGTTGGGCTGACTGAGCCTGCATCTGTGAGTTTTGAGCGGCCATCTGTTGCTGCTGAGCCATACGCTTCTTACGTCTTACCACCAAAAGCCTTTCGGCCTGGTTGACGTCTTTCATGTTTCTAATAGAAATCGCATCTTCGAGGTCTATCTCTTTCTGCTGAATAGCCATCTGGACATTCTGCTCTAAGTACGCCTTGTCTTTGTCCTCCATCTCCTTCACCACCTGTACACCGAAGTTGTACATAGGAAGGTCATTAAAGGAAGATAAAACAGCCATATTCTCCTTGCCTATAGCGTTGCTGTATATCTCATGAAGAACAGACTCTTCTGGTATGATTTGCAGACACTTAACGATATCCTCGCAGACCTTCTTATAAAGAATCATAGAGGCGTTAGTGATATCATATATAGCGTTATTGCCTGCGGAAATAGCATTTTGCTGAACACCCACTAGAGTATCACCCTTCGGTGTGGAGGCGTCCATCATTTCATTGACGCCTGTAGCGTCTCGGATCATTCGCAAGTAGTGATTGTAAAGACCAATCAACTCGTTTATGTTTCGAATACTATTACCTATCTCTCTTACTGGTGGGTTTTGAAAGCCCCCTTCTGGGTTCTTGCTTCTGTAGTAGAACACACCCGTCTGCTCGTATATATCGTGCAGGTCCAAAGGCTGTAAGTCTCCACCTTTTCCCAGCTGTACGTTTTCTAATCCCTCAATATCAATAATTAACCCGTCTGGCTTTGCCTTAGCAATAGCTTGTTGAATCTTAAGGTGAGTCAACTGAAGCATATCAGCAAATCCAGTACAGCTCTCTACCATAGACTTCGGCATCGAGTCCCTTAGGTTGGTGGCAACTGGAGAGTAAGAAAGCCGTACAGAGGAAATGTCGTGAATATTCTTAGGGACGTTCTTAGACCTACCGTAATTAAATACGATGTTAGATCCGTTCATAACGTACATACCGCCATATACAGTAGCAACGTCCATCTTAACTGGATTCCTTTCGAATACGCTTCCTGGCTTCTCAGAATACTCAAGTCCCTTCATGAAGAAGTTTACATTGCCAAAACGATTTTCTTTTTCCTCGAAGTAGATGCAATCAACAGAAATAAACTCAAACTCAAGCACATCAACCATGTACTCATCATATCCGTAATCTGTCTTTTGAAATAGGTTGTTATAGCTATTCCTTCCAAAGTAGTCTGCGTTGTTGCCAAATTTACCTTTTACGGACTTCGCTATTTCTTCAATTTGCTCCTCTGTAATCTCACCAGCTGAAATCCTTCTTAGCTCCTGGATAGACATGGACTTAACATGACCCGCATAGATCAAGTCTTCAAAAAACGGATCCTCTGTATGGCTGTGAATAAACGTAGATGGATCTACGTAATTAGTCTTAATCCCGTGATTGGGGTCATTGGTTCTCTTTACCACACACATACCTAGAGCAACGAGATCATTAACGCATCTCCGTAGAGTACCGTCATTGAAGTTGTTCCACGAAAGAGTCATGTTAGTTCCTATCTGAGCAGCAATTTCTGCGTCAGTTTTTACGTTAGTACCCAGAAGAATTTCAGCCTCCTCAAGAGAGTCTGGTAGCTGATCTGGATCTTCGCCAATTACCATACCTGTCTGCTGCTTAAGTTGTTGCAGTTGTTTTTTTGCTTCAACTTGAATTTCCAGTCTTCTCTTCTTGTTGTTCTTCTCAGAAGAGGAAAGCGGATCAATAGCTTCCAGGTTTGGGTAAGGGTCTTTGGACAATATTTTATTTACGATAACCCTAACAAACTTGGGTAAGATCGGAACAGGGGTATAGTCCATGTTCATCAAACTACCATCACCATCGTTAGGGTTTAGCGAGCGCAGAAGCTTCTTGTATATATTGGTGTCCTGAGTACCGTTAGCATAATCTCTACTTCTTTCGAATATAGCCTTACGCTTTCCATACAAAGACGTTGACTCTCTTATCTTGCCCCATTGATTCTCTATAGCTTTTGCATACTTCAAACCATAAGACATACTCTCTTTAGTTGATGCGTCTGCCAGGGGGTTTGGGAAGGAATGCTTGCTATTTTTATTGAGGCTCATAATTTACTTGCATTATGCATATTCTGCAAATATAACAAATCGTCGTTAGACCTTATATTTTCTAAAAAACACTTTTTCCTTAAAGTCGGACTTAGGTTTCTCTTTTTGTTTTTGAGCTGCAAGTAGTGCAAGCCCAGAGCTAATTGTAAGGTCAAACTTAGTTCTTTTGTCTATTTTAAATCCAATCCAATCCTCAAGGGTTTTATTGAAATACATCTTGCCCACTTCTCCAGTTTCGTAGCTTACACCTACGTGATCGTGAATATACTTCTCTATGGATTGAGCGTGAGACTGTATAACATCTTGAGAGTTAGAAGGTATGCCTTTTGTTTTTACATTCACATGAGACGATGTGCTCATTAGGTGCTTTGGTCTATCCATCAGATATCCGTCGTAACCCCTTGACTCAAAGTACCTTACAATACCATACTTATTGTTCTCTACAAGTAAAGGATATCCATAATAAAAAGCACACATAAGGACATCTTCGTAAAATATACTCGCCAGGTCTGGCCGAGAAGCATATTCTACAACAAACATATTAGAAGGGCGATTCATGCTAAACTTATTGTACATATGTAAAGCGCCTTTCGACCCCCTATTGTCTACCGTAGCGTCTAAGTCATAGGAGTCAACCCCGCCGCAGCCGTAAGAAACAAATGGAGCTACTTTTTTCCCTCTCTCTAGCTTGGGTATGTTTCTTTCAGAAGGATCGGGCATCCAAGAAACCCTAAACCTACCATTAGGGGTGGGGGAGAAAACAACCTCTTTGTCTTTTTCCCTCCAGGTAAAGTTTCCAACCACAACGGGATTAGGAAATAGCTCGTCGTTGTATTCTATTTGCTGGTATATCTTACCTATATTAAACAAACTACCTTCGATGCTATCTCGAAAAGCTTCATCTTCGGTGAACGGAAACTGTCGAGTAACCTCATTTAATTCAGAGGGGTTGTCCTTAAAAGACTTTCGTTCGTTCTTAAGGTAGGTCTTGCTGCCTATTTCAATTACGTCACCATCCAGGCCATTTACTTTAATGCCTTTTTCTGGGTCTTCCGAAACTGCATTGCCGTAAACATCAAAGAAACCCTCTAAGGCATCATAGGCTGGAATAAATATCCTATAAAGACCTGTCTTGGTTCTGTCGTTATTGTTTCGCTCGTTAGGATCAGAGTCATACCATAACCCCTTGTACTCCTCTCCTCCTTTATTCATGGGGTTTACCGTACTTCCCACAATAGCCTTCCCTACAATCTTACGACCTACAATTAAACACGTACGCTCTATCCTCCAAGCCTCTCTGATATCAGTTGGCTTTTCCCACTTACCAGCTTCGTCGAGATATAGCATGTGTAGCTTCTCCCCGTCATAAGCGTTGTTCGTGGTGTTCTTCCAGTTAATAACTGAGTTTAATGCGTCTCCACGGTATGAGGTCTTGTTGTTTTTTGTTATACGCTTAGATGGTTCACGAAAAGCAAGCTCCATACGTGGATTGGTGGTACCGTCCTGGATTGGTTTAAAGAAGAAAGGATAGCCTCTAAATATAGAGACCACTTTCTTCATAAAAATATTCTCTTGAGAGTCTTTACCAGTCTTTGACTGTATCCCCAAAAGCTTCTCTTTAACTTGACTAGCTTCATCCACAAGGACAGCAGAGCATATGTTAGTGTAACCAGAACGACGACACTTAGTATAAAGCTGACCGAAACAACGAGGATCAGCTTCACAAGCAGCCATGTGAGTAAAGATGTCTTTCTGGAAAGCAAGGTATGATGGGTATCCGATATCAATTTTAGACCATTGTAGAAACATATAGTGTCTCCCTGTAATATACGTAGGGACCCCATTATTGTAAAACCAAATACCGTCACGCCTACGCTGAAACTCTTGCTCGACGTAAAAACGAAACTTGTTTCGAAACTCGGAAGGTTTTTCGAGCCACTCATCCATGCTTCGTATCCTGAGCATTTCCTCTGGCATAGGTGTGCGCTTCCACAGCTGCAACTTCTTTGGCTGGTCATGGAAGAGAATTTCCGATTTGCTCGGTTTCTTTGGTAGAACCACGAGTAGCCCGTGGAGCTCGACAGCCTCTCCTTCTGTACCGTTAGGGTCGATCTTAATCCCTTTAGTTTCATAACCCTTTATGTCAATTATAACAGACATCAAAAGCTCTGCCCGTGTGAGTTCATTCTTCCTAATAAAGGCATCCCCTCTTTAGGGTTTTTAATCTCCATTTGACTGCCACAATCGCATTGTCCTTCAGGGTAGTAAACACTACCATCCTTGAACTTCATAGTAAGGCTTCTCACAGATTTCTCTGCTTTACATTTTTTGCAAATTAGATCAGGCATCTTATTTAATTTAATTTGTACACCAGACAGGAATCGAACCTGTGACCGTCTGCTTAGAAGGCAGATGCTCTATCCAACTGAGCTACTGGTGCGTAGGCAGCTAAGAGAGCTTAAAGTTTACCTTTAAGTTACAGGCTGTATTGTGTTGATTATCAAAGTTATAGTCATCCCAGTATATCAAGCCGCTAGCCCTACTTAGAGAATCTTTCTGCGAATCCTCCTGAGTAGTCTTTGTCTTTTTCAATTTCCCCATTGTTCTTAAGTTCTTTAACCATTTGTTCTAGTCTCTGGCGCTCCACCAAAAGCTCTTTACAGTCGATAGCGGTTTGCTTTATGGATTGGAGCTCGGCCTTACGAGCTGACCCGCCTGCTTCTGGATCGACAGGCTTCTTGATCTCTTCAATCATATTATTAATTGCGATCTCCATGCTCTGCATTAAGTTCTTGGCAGCGGTTACTGTGGTGAATTTACTCGCCATAACCAAAAACAAATATTGGCGTCTTAGGGCCTAGGTACGCCCCAGCTATATTGAACTCAAAATGCTCCATAGCGTCTTCGTCGGTCATCTCGTCGTCTTCGCAAAGTATAGCAATGATCTTACCTATATCGTATACAGCACGGCATACATCGTGAGCCTGATGACTAATACCTATTACGGCATCGTCAAACCCATCAGCAAGAAAGCACTCTTCTTCCTCCAGCAAATGCCAGAGGTGATCTTTATCCATTTCAAACATATCAATTAAATTTCTTTGTAAAGCAAATCCTCAACCCTGGTCCTGTAGTATTCCTTTCCGTCTATGGTAATTCTGTAGTCGCGGTTTTCTTTAAACCCTACTACATCGCCTACGGAAAGACCTACTTCTTTAATCCCAGAACTCGTAAATGCGATTCTACCCCTTGTTGGTAGTTTCTCGTCAAGTTTGATAATCTCGATAATCGACGACTCTTGAACTGTCTCTTCTTCGATGGGTTCAAGAAGGCTCCAACCCGCGAGGGGATGGACATTACCAGTGTCGCTATCTTTAAAAGCAATAGCTTGATTATTAATAGCGTGATCTTCATCATACTTGACAAGGTAGTGATTATCATCACCAGTAAGTGGCTGGCCTTCATTGATAACCACGAGATGGTGGAAGTAAAGCGTGTCGCCAGGCTTGACACCAGTTTTGTACTTAAACGGCGCAGCCACGACAGGACCTTCTGTAATTCTATTTTTAAATTCATCAAATCTATTATCTACGTAAAGCTCCAAACCAGTACTCGTTGTAATGGTGTCGTTTATTGTCTTTTCTAGTTCAACAACAAACAGATTGAAAGTCCTCATTAATTAAAAGTTTAAATCAAATTCGAGATCGCACGACATCTCGTCTATTGCTTTCCATAGCATATTGCCTTCTCCATTTTCAATGTATATAAGATATCTCTGTTTTCCAAACTTATGCAGGTGTCTTTCGTCTTGCACAATAGCGGATACCTCTCCCGACCCAGCTCTCATGCCTACATAATAGGCCATGCCGTTTTTAGGGTCTTTTCCGACCACAATTTTTCTAATAAGACCTTCCATTTTAGTTTAAGGATATTCCCAAATCACCTAAGAGATCGTCAAGAGGATCGTCGTCGTTTTCTTTGTAAGCGCTCTCCATAATGTCCTTAACTGTGTTGAGCTCATCTCTGTTCTCTAAGTTAAAGCTATACATGGTTTTCATTTCTGCGCTTTCATCGCCTTCTTCCATTTCTTCGAAGTCTATAACTCCTATTACTATAGAGGCGAGAACACGTTCTCTCATATTAAACTCAACGATTGTGTCCTCCATCTTTTTGACCAGAGAATACATTTCGGCAAAGAAGAGGGTGTCTTTCGGGTTCATGATGTAAATTTGTATAAGTCAAATATACGAAGTAATATGCCGAGGTCTCAAGTTAAGAAAGCTAGGATGTTTAGAGATTTCTCTAAATTACCCACAAGGTTTGTAAAAAACAACCACTTAAAGAACCTTAAGAGCTCTTTAGAGGAGTTTACCAGTAACGGTGAGATCACCAAGAGCTATCTATATTTTATGCTGTTCGTTTACGATCTGGAGTTCTTCACTATATCTTGGGTGGCAGATGAATATGGGATGAACAAGAAGAACCTAGCTGACAGGATGATATACCCACTGGTGTCTATGGGGTATCTGTACAAGCACTTCGATAAGCTGACCCCTTCTCAAACCTTAGAGGATCATCTATTCCGAGATGAAACTAAATTCAACTACCGTGTAAGATATGCGCTATCTCAGAAAGGCAGAATGGCGGTACAGCGTTTCTACAACTCACTTTAGAAGATAGAGTAGAAGGCGTTAATTTCATCCTGTATGTCAGTACGACTACCCGATCTATTTAAAGGATAGAAAATAATCTCCTGTACTTTTGAGGTCATATCCTTATTAGAGTCGAAGATATGTCCAGCAGTTGTATTTACGTCAGTACTAGACCCTAAAGTGAAAGCGCCATTACTAGGAAGTGCGTTATTAACAAACACGCTTCCCGCTGTTGTGCCTACTCTCTGTGAAATAACTAAGACGTGGTCAGTAAGTAAATTTGTAGCGGAGAAATTTTCGAATTCATTTGCTGTGCTTGAGTCGTAATCGTGACGAAAATTATTAGCACTCCTTGGGCCAAAGAACGTGCCCCTAGAAGTATCCGAAAGCAGTAAAGCAAATTCGCTAAAGTCACTATATACTACTGCGTATAAAAAGTTTGCTCCGTTTACCAAAGCAGAATCAAAGATTAAATGTGCGGTTTGGTTTTGCTTAAATAATGCTGGTTTGCCATCCTCGACATCAATTGCGCCTCCATTGATTATTCTTGGTTGTTTTCCCGCCGTAACCTGAGTCGCATTATTTGAGTTGCCAGACTGATCGTACCAGCATTGAACTAGCGCAGAGTCAGCAGAGCCTAGGCTGTCAGCATCGGTATAACTAGAATTAGCCACAAACTGTCCTAAGTTAGTTGCAGAAGTGCTGAGGTTTTCGTCAGAGCCTGTAGTTTCTTCTGTAACATTTGTTACAGGAGAGTCTAAAGAAACAACACCATTGGAGTCAAATCTTACATCAACTTCTACATTGTCGCTTGATCTTCTAATTTGAAGGGCAGGACCGTTATAGGAGTTCGAAATTTTTCTTAAAGAAAGCCCAACCCCAGCGCCGCCAAAGTTGTCCAGTAATAATTGTTCAGGCGAAAAGTTTGATGTGGTTATTGAGTTTCCTAGTCCTAACATAATTAATCTTCTATTTCTGGTAAAAACCCGTCGGGCAAAGAACTTACAGTAGAGTAGCTTACGTCTTCACCATCTTCAAAGCATAAAGCTGACTGACTTGCGCTCCTTTCGTCAACTATCCAGCCCCACCAATACTTAGTTGCAGGGCCACACCCCTCTTCAATAGCTTTATCTCGGCTAATCTGTTCTGCTTCTGATGTAGTAGTGATATAATACTTCACAAAGCAAAGATAGTTAAATTACCTTATAGTAAGTC